CAAGCTGCTGAAACCATTCGGTCAATGACCCAATGGGAAAGTAATCAAGGTTATTAACCATGTTACTTATCCACTCACGGATAAAATCACGCGAGTGTACTCCTCGAGGATGACTATTCTCGAAGATTGAGCCTAGCACAGTTTGCGCTAGGTATGCCCCTTTGCCTGTTAGGCAAACGGTTCTTACCGCTCGATTAAAAATCGGCGGTAAATTCTCAAGATACTTTGTATCTTGAGCTAATCCCAGTCCACCTAAGGTGACTGGGAGAGACTCAATCGCACGTATCGTGCGATGGTGCGGTCCAAGGATAAAATCCTTGTACTTATATAAAGCTCGGTCTAAGACCAGCTTTTTCGTTACCCCATCGGGGTAATATTCAAGAGCAGAGGATATTCCTTTGATCTTTCCGATAGCGACATTTTTGTCGTTAACGGCTTCTAGCGCCTTTGTAAAAGGCGATAGTAATCGTAGTTTCACAGAATCTACGAAAATAGAATTATTCGGATTCCGAATAATTTCTTCCATGGGTTGATTTATAATCTTCCCAGTGAAGTGGAGTACACGTTCCGTGTACACCACTAAATGCTCCGAAATACGATGTTTTTCGGGCGATATCAGAGAGCCTAAGGCTTTCTGATTTGAAGTTATCCGTTTCAGATAACTTTTAGGGCCGACCGCTAAGTGGTCGTCCCCTCCGACGTGGAAGGCTCTCCAACCGAGATTCTCGGTTGGACCTTCCCGTCGTAAGCTTACTCCGAGTTCCTCAGAGTAAGCAATTTCTTCTGCACATAGTGTCAGAAGAACAAGGATAGTCTTTGATAAAGGCTCTCCCATCATGATTCCTCTTTTTAAGAGGAACATGTCACCATCTTCTTGAAGATGTGACGCTCGTCGACTAAGTCGACAAGCCACAACCATTGGTTGTGACCAAGGGCTTCTAAGAAACCCTTGAGCAGGACCCTACTCGTTGAGAAGGGAATTGCATCAGTAGCTGATTTCAAATCACTACTCAAGACGGATATTCCGTCTCCCGTTTTCTCGATTTTTAATCGAGAAAACCCACGGAGGGCATGCCATGCCTGATCCGCTCGCAACATCACGCTATTAGCGGATGGATGATAACTTATATGCTCATTGAGCATATGAGCTAATGGTTGCTGTATAACAGTTAACCACCAGTGTCCGGTCGTAACGATTCGGACCTTACCACCAGGCTCTCCTACGGAGGCCTGCCGAACGGGAATCGGGTTACCCGATTCTCTCCCCTTTGCATACATTTCGTATGCAACGGTAAAGACCATACTACCAGTATGATCGTTAATCCCCGCCAGTATCTGGCGTTCGGATTGTACCTCGGTCTCAATGACACCGAGGAATTCAAGGTCAGACGGAAATTCCGCCCGACCCCATGCCTGCCATCGTTTTCGATTGGCAGGGTAGAAACGACTGCCCCATGGGTAGTCGCGAGTTTCGCCATTACCGTCCTCATTGAGGAATCGTTTAATGTCGATAATAGCATCAGCGGCTTTGCCGCCCATGCTTACTGGTACATTTAATGCACCAGATGACGTTAACGAGCAATGCCCG